ATCTAGATCTTTATAGAGTTCAAAGGTTGCATTTTTATCTTCCGCAGTCATACCAGTCATATCCATTTCACTTTCTAAACGTTGAAGTTTACCTATAGCCTCCATAGCTGTATATGCCAGTTTTACAGCTTTTAGATTATTGCCCATGATCGCCCCCATTAACTGCTTGCAGTGAAGGTTCCGCCGTCGAGTGGAAGCTCTCGGTAAGTTTAATTGCGGCAACAGAAAGAAACTTAGCTATCTCTTTCTGCCGATCTGTTTTACATTGATATGTAATTCGTTTAATTTCGTCGTTGAGACGTTCGCAGATTTTAAGCGGATCTGCATGTTTACGAAGATATTCACCTTGAGGCATATGATTGACTTTCATGTTTGTGTTGAACGCTGACATCATTAAACCACTATGATGTTGAAATTAAGGAAAAATTACGTCAACATTAAGGCATTTCGGCTTAACTGCTAGCAGTCAACGACGCGACGGCCCGCCGCTAGCGACTATTAGATCTTATTAGATAAGGTGAGCATCCTATTATAAGTCATTGAAATCGTTGATAAATCTAATTACAAACTCTTATTAGATGGGTTTTCAAAAATTAAAGAGATAAGTATAGAGAGGTTTATGTCAACTTGACGTCTGGGTTCTGCCACTAAAATCGCTCTCTCCAGCATCTAAGGGATTGTGCAAATCTAATATCTAATAACTAATAAGAAGCTATCTATATTTAACATTAACGATAACATTAATGTTATTTTCTTGCCATGTATCTCCCCGCCGCTTGCCAGCGCGGCCAGCGAGCCGCAGCCCTCTAACCTAGTAGAGAAATCAAATGGAAGACTATGTGAGCAAGAACGTCGAGTATCGTGGTTATTTCATTCTATACGCTGACCACGTGATTGGTTCATTTACTCGCGGTGAAGCTTACTGCTACGCTGCAAATATACTCGATTTGGATACAAACCAATACAGGGTTATATCCGATAGGGTTGCGCAGCAAGAGTATATACACCTCCCGTTTATCTCGGCAACGCACTAACTGCTAGCAGTTAACCGATACCAAGCGGCGGCCAAAATTCCCCGCCGCTTGGCTGGCAGGACCGATGGCGGTCCACAACGGAGTAGATCACATGGCATATGCGAACAAGGTTGCTAAGGGCGATTGGACGGAAGTTGATACCACGACGCTTCCCGCCCAACTTTCGAAGCCCTACAGCGAGTATCTGGCCGCACGGAAGCTCGCAGCCGACAAACGCGAAGCGTTTGAGGCGGTGTTCAAGACGGCCCTAAAGGGCCGTGTTCCAGCCGGTTCCAAGGCGGTGTTCGGATACAACTTCGGCAAGTTGTCCATGGCTATCGTCCCCGATGACGACAAGCCGAAGGCTTCCGCCAAAGCGGTATCGTTCAACGCTCTTACGAAGTAAGAGCGACACACTAGGTCCAGAGCCCCACCATGGGCTCTGGACCATTCAATGTACCAGCGCGGGCGGCGCTTAGGTAGTCGTGCCATATACCTGGCCCTCAAAACCCTTTCATACATATAAACACAGTACTATCACACAACCATCACAAAAGCGTCATGTGTCAGTCATACGAACATCAGTGAACAGTCCGTGTACGAATCAGGAACATTTCGCAAACGCAATGCGTTTGTTTCTGAATAAGAGAATGTCAACCCCCCTTTCCAGAATTTTTGGGGGTGAATTTTTCTGAAAAAACATACTTGACATACCCCATCAGATATAGTAAATATGGGATACGGGGTCACGGCCCACGTAAACCTCGTTTTTAGCCCTCCCCGTTTCATTGCCTTGGCGGGGAGGGCTTTTTCTTAACTGCTGGCAGTTAACGAAATGAGGTTCGATCCGCTGATTATCCTAGCAATTGCATTCTCGATTGCTTATGGTGGTCAGATTATCATATACTTGTTTGGGCTACATTAGTTCTTTTCTGTTGCCATGCGTAGCGTGTGTGCGTTCTAAGTGTAGCATGTTTGCGTACGCTTACATGCTAGAGAGTTACAAGGCAACGCATGCAATCGAACACGCCCGTCCAACGCGGCTGGACATACTATGCACCTCCCACAATATCCAGATTCTTGGAGAGCGATGCTTTTGGGCGGCTCTTATGTGGACCTGTCGGATCGGGCAAGACAACTGCATGCTTGGTTGAGATCGCCAGACGTATGGGAGAACAAGCTCCCGCCTCTGACGGTAGACGTTATTCTCGCTGGGCTATTATCCGACAATCACTCAAGGACGCCAAGGCCACAGTCCTAAAAGATGCGAGAGGTTGGTTCGGTGCGCTTGCGGATTGGCGAGTGTCTGAAAGCACGATGTATGTAGATTATGGAGATATCTATTCAGAGTGGATGTATATCCCTCTAGAGAACCCTGAAGATATAAAACGTCTACTCTCTACGCAATTAACCGGTGCCTACATAAACGAAGCTTCTGAGATCGATATAGGTCTTTTATCTCATATTGCCGGACGATGTGGCCGGTTTCCCAATGAAGAGTTTGGCGCACCAACATGGCGAGGGATCATAGCCGATACCAATATGCCAATCGTGAATACGCCGTGGTGCGATTTTATTTTAAATGCGCCTCCTTTGTGGCAGGTGTTTCGTCAGCCTAGCGGTCTGAGCTTTGAAGCTGAGAACTTAGATCACCTCGATCAGACTGCCGATACGTTAATGTTACCAGAGGGGCATCCCGCACGTATAGCGCAGGGGCGAGGGTATTACAATAGATTGGCGACGTTAGGCACTGAGGATTATATTAGACGTTATGTTATGGCTGAGTTTGGTAGGGACGTTTCAGGTTCCGCCGTATATCAAGAAAGCTTCCGTTATGAGTTCCACGTCCGAGAAACCCTATCGCCTGTTCCCGCGCGGCTACTTGTTGTGGGCCAAGACTTTGGACGAAACCCTTGGTCACTTATCACTCAACTCGATCACCGAGGAAGGCTCCAGTGCTTGGAAGAAGTCGCAGGAGTTGATATCGGCCTTGAACAGCACGTCAAGCAAAATCTTATTCCGGCATTGCTCACGGAGCGTTACGCTGGACTGCCGATTGTTGTTGTTGGAGATCCCAGTGGAGAGTACAAAGACAGTCTCTTTGAGCTTAACCATTTCGATCTTCTTACCTCGCTTGGCCTTCCCGCCGAGCGTGCGCCGACAAACGACATTGACCCGCGTATCCGAGGCGTTGAGGCTATGCTGCTTCGACAAATCGATGGAGGAGGGGCTGTCTTATTTGACCGAGCTAAATGTCCTACTCTAGTTCAAGCGATGAACGGGGGGTATCGGTATACGAAAGATCGATACGATCAATCCCGCTCTATACCTGATAAGAACAACTTCTCGCATGTCTCTGATGCGCTGCAATATGTTTGTTTGATTGCCGGGTCGATGAGCGCTTATTCATGGTTGCTGGGGCGAGTGGTTAACAGAAGAAAGATTATTCGTCCTAGACCAAGGGTAAGCGCGCTAGCGTGGACCTAAAGAATAAATTATTAATTGATGGTATTATATTGCTCAAGCGGCTTGAGTTCGACTATGAGCAGCGGCACGATGCGACAGGCGCTCCAGATATAAAGGAAGTGTGGATACCGGCTATCATAACCGCTATACAAGACAATCAGTTTACTGTGCAGATACTGAAGACCGATCAGATGACAGTGGTCGAAAAGAACCAATATGGGCATACATGGAAGTTTAGATAATGTTATGGATTGTTCTTATAATAGGTTTGTGGTTATTCTCTTTATCGTGGTATGTGCATTGGTTACATGTACGGATCATGGGCATGGAAGAGGCGTTGGATTATCTTAGCGAACACAAGTGTTCGCAGTGTTCACCACTTATGAAGCCAGAGGCGGGGTTGGAGGATTAGGTTTACCTCTCGCTTTCATAACCTCTTGCTTCCATAACGCGATGAAATCATCAATGATATGGTCGGGCCAATTCGCCATCATGCGCGCTGCAATCATAAGCAGGGCGTTGGCAACATAAGCCTTCTGTATGTGTGTAGGGTTAGGATAAATCCTGTCGAGTAATTTTGTTACTCGTTCAAGAATCATTATGCTTTCTGGTACATTTACAGGTTTACTCGATGAGCTTTTGGGTCGCTGATCCATTCTCTATCCCCTTCACGCGCTCATATTCCCATGCCTCACACACTTCTTGCGCTTCATACATATTCATAAACATATCACCTAATATAATAGCATCTGGCTTATCGTTGTCTTTCACACTGGCTATCCAGTAGCAACTGAACTTACCACTTCTGCGATTGACAATATAAGAGCAACCTTCCGGTTCGGCATAGTAGGAGTTTGTTGTCATCTGCCTCCATCGCATGGCGAGGACTGGCAGGTAGGAGTAACCACCTCCCCTAGATTTCCTTTCTGCGCTTTCTTTAGAACTCGTCAAACGGTTCGTTTGCGGCGAGAGGGCTTTCGTTAAGTCTTTCACCAATTGCTTCGCTAGCTTCTTGCCCTTCTTGATCATCCACGGCCTCCATTGGTATACCATACCCAAACGTATCCCCAAACGTATCACTGCTAGCAGTTAAGGGTTGTCCATCGATAACAATCGGGTCTTTGCGCCCTTGCAGATGGATTTCGAGCTTAAAGAATTGGTGATTACCTCCACCCGGTGGCAACGGTTCTGGGTTGCCCAAACCTCCTATCTTGGATAGGGTCTGGAGCAAGCCTACCCGTGCGTTCAAGCTTTCTTTGCGTTCCGCTATATCGGCATAGAACATGGGCAACACTTCTTCTGTCATTGCCGCAGCTTTGAGCTTAACCCGCTTGGGTGTATTGCTCGCTGCATTCCATTCACCCAACGCTAGATTATACATATTCTTAAATGCGCGTGTATCTTTGATAACGTTGTAATCATCCTCGCTTAAGCCGAGATGTTTGAGAATAGCGTTTGGTTCATGGATATCGCGGGCGAGTTCCACCGCTAACTGCCGCAACCTATCTTCATCCAAATAGCCTGTTTTCGCTATTTCACTCATCTTGTATCCTAACTGCTGGCAGTGTTACCTTAACTCGTTTACCTCTAAGGGTAAGCCCAGCCCTCCTATGAAATGGAAATAGTGTTTTCATGTTGCGCTGAATGCGTTCTGTTTTGGCAGCATCCATTATATCTAATACAATTTGTATATTGCGTTTATCAGAAATAAAATTTTTATTTAGTTTATTCCGAAGGGTACTTGACATTCCCCATATATTCCCGTATGTTGCGCGGCCATTTGTGTGCGCTCGGTAGCACATATTGGGGGGCTTGTCAAGAGTTTTAGTGCGTAAAGCGTAGCTTGCGTTAACTGCTAACAGTTAAGAGCAGACGTAAAAATGCTATGGCTTTACCGGGGAACTTGCGCGTCGTAAGTCGCGATGCGACACAAGCACAGTTTCAACTGAATGATAGTACGCGGTCGGCTCAAGCTGCACCGCCCCCCGATATGTACCGCCTCACCCAAGGGATGATTGGGTTAGCGGGCTTCATCACAGATCAATTCATTATGATGCGGCGTCATCGCGACGACACAGCCTCCGGCTGGTCTGCTCGCTTGATGCGCGCCCTACGCGCCTTCAATGGCGTGTACGAGCCAGAGATCATTGAGGAGATCAAGCGCTTTGGTGGATCATCTGTTTATGCGCGCATTATCGCTCAGAAGTGCCGCGGTACGTCGAGCCTTCTCCGAGACGTGTATCTTGGTGCCGACAGGCCGTGGTCACTTGAAGCGCCGACTGATCCTGACATTCCCCCACCCATCCTTGACGCCATCAACCAACTCATTCAAGAGGAAGTTAGTAAAGCGGTACAAGCGCACTTGGCAGGCATACATGCGAACCGAGCGCACTTGGCAGGGGTTATGGAAGCGCATCGTGCTGGTGCGTCACAAGGTCAGCCACCGTGGATGGTGGACGCGAGTATTCCCTCACATACATCAGGGCCACCCCTACCGTCCGGCGATCCTATGCAAGCGGGTATACCACCGCCTATGCCGCCCGCTCCCCCGCCACCCATGCCTCAAGCCAATGAGATACGGGACAGATATCGAGGCTTGGTCGAAGATGCAAGGGACCAAGCCAAGCGTATTGCGGTCGAACAGGCTAAGATAGCGGAAGACAAACTCGAAGAGATATTAGCAGAAGGGAATTTCTATCAAGCCTTTGGCGAATTTTTAGTCGATTTACCTTTATTCCCCTATGCCGTTATTAAAGGCCCCACCGTTAGAATTAAAACAGAAGTACGGTGGAACCAGCAAGCTCAACAATCATTCGGGAAGGGTCGCGCCACAGTCGTGGATGTCCCCAAGCTGACTTGGGAGCGGGTTAGTCCATTCGATATCTATTGGACACCGGGTGCAACGAGGATCGAAGATGCAAACATCATCGAGAGAACCCGTCTTACCCGTCGTGAAATTAACGATATGCTGGACTTGCCCGGCTACAATGTCGCCGAAGTTCGTGCCGTTCTCGACGAATATGGCCGAGGAGGGCTGGTCGATAATTGGGACCAGACTGACTCGGAAAGAGCAATCTTGGAAAGCCGTGAAAATCCTCGATTCAACCAATCAGGGATGATCGCATGTTTGGAGTATCAGGGGAATGCCCAAGGAAGATATTTACTTGAATTGGGGATGGACCCCAGAACCATCCCTGATCCGTTACGAGACTATTTCGTTAATGCGTGGCTCATTGGGCGGCACGTCGTCAAAGTCCAACAATCTCCTTCGCCACGCAAGCGGCATCAATATTATGTCACGTCGTTTGAAAAGATACCTGGCACTCCGGTCGGCAATGGGCTTCCCGATCTGCTTGCAGATATCCAAACGGTGTCGAATGCGGCGCTACGGGCGCTTGTCAATAACCTTTCCATCGCGTCGGGTCCGCAGGTCGTTATCAATGACGACCGTCTAAGCGACGGTGAGAATGCCGAGGACATGTACCCGTGGAAGCGATGGCATGTTAAATCCGATCCGTTTGGAAATAATCAGCAGGAACCTATTATATTTTTTCAACCTCAATCTAACTCTGGTGATCTGCTTAACGTATATACCCAGTTTTCAAGCTTGGCTGATGAAGCATCAGCTATCCCTCGCTTTCTCACAGGTGTTCCTCCTACTGGTGGTCTGGGCCGTACAGCTAGCGGCCTGTCTATGCTTATTCAAAACTCCTCGAAAATCCTTCAAACAGTCGCCTCCAACATAGACCGCGATATTATGCAGGGTGTGTTGGACAACCTGATGGATATGGTGTTGCTCACCGATCAATCAGGACTTCTCAGTGGTGAAGAGAAGGTGCGCGTGCTAGGCGTGAACGTCGCTGTACAGCGCGATACGCAACGCGCTCGTCAAGAACAGTTCCTACAAATGACCATGAACCCGATAGACAATGCGATCATTGGGCCAATGGGTCGTGCGCAAATCCTTCGCTCTGTTGCAGATGGTCTGGGTCTACCGGGAGAGGATATCGTTCCTTCCGAAGACAAGATGAAGAAGATGCAGGAGCAAGCGCAGGAGACAGCAGCGCAGCAAGGGCAAGTCGGCCACGCCATGGGACAACCGCAACCGGGTGGGGCTGGGGGTGGGCCATCTGCACCGCCTCAAGCAGCGGGACCAACAGGTGCACCCGGTATGCAGGGGCCACAGGCTCCTCCCGCTGGTGGGCCGCGAACGGCTACGCAAGGTCAGACTGGGCCGAGTGGAGGTCAGACGACGCAGGGATAGGAGAATATTATGGCGCGCAAAAAAGGCATGATGGGACCGGGTAGTAAGGCAATGGGTGGAGCAGGTATCAAGCCCTCCCCCTCACCCACGCCGATGGCGGGTCGTCCTCCCATGGGCGCACCCGGTGGGATGCCCGGTGGTGGTCTTGGTGGTGGTCCACCTCGCCCGCCTATGGGTATGCCTTCGCCCGGTGGGCAGCGCGTAGCCCCTTCCCCTGCGGGTGGGATGGGTGGCGCGGCTGGCTTCAAGCATGGTGGAGAAGCCGAGAAGAAGCGCGACCGGCATGAGAAACTAGCCCGTGGTGGCGAGGTTGGCGAACCAAAAGAACGCATGGACGAAGACCGGGGCGAGCGGAAAGCATTCAACAAGGGCGGTGCGGTCGGTGGCGGTGACGCCAAGGGACGGGTCGGTCGCGACCGAGGCGGTGCGGGCAAAGCCTGTTAACTGCGTGCAGTTAAGCCGCTGCGATGGTTATGAACAGTTAGAACTGTTCCCGTTAGGAGAGATTACGATGGGTAAAATCGAAAGCCGATCAGAGAAGCCAGAGATGTTCGCCAAGGGCGGCAAGGACAAGATGTTCGACCGTGGCACTGCCCATTCCGCCGTTCCCGATGTATCGGGTAAGCCCAAGCAGGGTGGCGAGGAGGGGAACGAGCGCGCCAAGGATCGCAAGGGCGAGCTATCGACAGGGAAGGATTTCACCTTCCAGAAGGGCGGCGGCTCTGGCAGAATGTTCGGCAAGGGCCACGCGGGCAAGAAAACCGCCGGTACCAGCGGGAAAGAATCGCAAGAAGGCTAACTTCCATGGCGCTCCAGATCCCCTACGATATCGACTACGGCACCCGCAACGCTGTATTGTCGGCCTTAGCCTTAGAGGTTGAAGCAGCGGGCGGGACTGTGGCCGGTATTTCTCCTCTTGCCGGGGAGACGCATCCGAATTGGGTGATGTTCATCAATCGCCTCAATGCGGCTGTGAATGCGTTAGGAGCGTCACCACCTTTGCCAACATATCGATGGTTAGATTACAGCGCGTTCGGTTCGGTGGTGAGTGCGATACAGGATGCGATTGAACCTATTTTGAACCCGCCGCCGGTTGTCAATCCGGCGAATTTCGATGTTACTCTTCCAGCGGGTAACTTGCAAACCATTGGTACGGTGACGGCTACCAATGGTGGAAGTAGTTTCGCTATTACTGGTGGGAATGCAGCAGGGTATTTTGCTATATCGGGTGCTGGAGTGTTGCTCACCAGTGCAACGGGTGCCAATATGGTTGGTGGGGTTTATGCATTGATGGTGACGTGTCGCAATGCGGGCGGCACAAGCGCTCCCGGTGCTGTTACGGTGACTGCGGCATGACAGACGCTTTTACATCCGATGGTAAAGCTCGCTCGAATATAGCAGCGTTCGCTATTACCTTACCGCCGATCCCCAATGATATTGGGTTGTCGGCGCGTGTTGGCGTTCTCAGTGACCTTGGTACGGTCATCAATGATAACGGTGGCAATATCAAGGTGCTTTCTCGTTTTGCGGCTTATGATCAGTCATCGGTTACACAGCGTATTAATGATATCTCTGCTGCGTTGAACACGATGGGGGCTTCTCCCCCCTGTCCGATCTATACCAGTACCGATTACAATTCGTTTAGTTCGATTATCAAGATCATCGTTGCAGCTATGGCGGCGCTACCATGATGGACTTGGATGAACAAGTGTGCGCGATTATCCGCACCAATGTTGAGGCAAACAGGCGGTTGGAGAGCTTCTATGCGCCCGATCCGCCGAAAGAATTGGTTATGTCGCTCGATACTGTGAAGGAGCAACATCGTAAGATCTATGAGATTGCTTCTCGTATGCGAGTGCGGCATTTTGCGTCTATGAATGTGTTAGGTAGTGCGGTGAGTGAGGCGTTGCCATGAATACGATTGGGTGGGCAGTTAAGGAGATGCAAGACGGTGCCCGTGTACGTCGAGAGGGTTGGAATGGTAAGGGCATGTGGCTCGCAATTGAGCACCCGCGCCCCATCTTGGGACAACTCAATATGACGACGCCCTATGTTTATTTGTCAACCGCGCAAGGCGCGATTGTGCCGTGGACATGCTCGCAGAGCGATTTGTTGGCGACAGATTGGGAGGTGGCGTGATGGAAAAATTGCCTCCGGTCGTCTATGGCGATCCAGTCATCGACAAGATGAACGCCTACTTGTGGAGCCTTGAAGTTCCGAAACACAGCGACGAAATTCAACGACTGCAACTGGAAGTGGTCGAGTTGGAAAGGAAACATTGGAATGGACAAGGCAAGCGAAAGAAATAAAGACGCTAAAGAGTGTGGCGATACCGATATCGGTATTCACGACTACAAGGCTGGCGGTAAGCGTCAGCAGTTGAATGGTCTGTGGAACGTCACCAGCGAAGACGTGGTGGGTTTGCCGCCGACACGGTTAGCAACCAACTGCTATAAGAAGGATGACGACAAGAAGAAGGGTGGCTTGCTCGATATCCTAGTCGAGGAAAACGATACGAGAGGTCCGCCGCTTCTCAATACCAGCAAACCGGCGCGGGTGTTCTAGTGAATGAAGCACGCGAAGCACGCGATGAGTATATTAAGGCAATGTATAGGCTGGCGAAATCAGCGCCCGGTCCATGGTTGGAGTTCGTGGCGCGGTTCGATGCGTATACGCAAGCAGAATTGGAGCAGGGGATCGGCACCTCGAATGCCGATATGGCGGTATCCTTGGGCATGGGGAGGCGGATGGTAAACCTCCGTAACGATTTTCGTGATGTTGACAAGATTGCAGATAAGGTGAAGGTGGCGTAAGATGGGTGTCGAAGGCGCAGCATTAAGCACAAAACAACCTGATCTAAACGTACAGGTTCCAGCGGCAGTAAGACAGGCTGCGGAACGCAGTAACGAATTGGTTAGGCAAGCGGCAGAGGCGAAGAAGAACGCACCGCCAAATGCAGATGCGCCGGTTGTTGTGGCGTTAACACCCTCACCCGCTAATCCGGGTGTGACAATGGCCCGGTTTGATCCTAATAATCCACAGCCACCGATGGAACCACAGCGACCACAGCCACAACAACAGCAACCGAGACAACAATCGCCACAACCCCAAGCACAACCTCAACCCCAAGCACAACCTCAACCCCAACAACAGCAAGAAACCGGCGATTGGGAACATCAATTTAAGTCACTTAAAGGTCGCTATGATCGCACCGAGCAGGACAACAAACGCTTGGCTGGGCAGATTGGCGACATGCAGCGGCTTATTGCCGCCATCAGTGCCCCTCCCACTCCGCAGCAACCACAGCCCCAGCCCCAGCAAGAGGGTAGTGGGGTGCGGTTTAGTGGTCCAATTACTGGCCGTCCCAAGCGTGTAACCGAGAAAGAGATATCAGACTATGGGTCTGATCTGATCGATGTCATGGGTCGGCGCGCAATGGAAGTGCAAGATAGCACCCTATTGCCAGAACTGTATGCCCTGCGTAACGAACTCAACTTCGTTAAGCAGCAAGTCGGTGGGGTGCGTCAAACAGTCGAGTATGACGCACAATCCCGCATGTACAACCAACTCGACAGGGAGTTGCCAAGCTGGAAACAAGTTAACGGTTCACCCGAATTTGTAAACTGGCTGCAAATGCCTGACCCTCTCAGCGGGCAAATCAGGCATAATTTGTTGGCGGAAGCTTACAACAGCCAACAGGGAAATCGGGTTATGGAGTTCTTTCGTCGGTTTTTGACCGATCAGGCATCCTATGGCCCTGCAAACGGAGGTCCACAACCGGGCAACGGAGCGTTAACTGCTGGCAGTTACGCAACCACCCCGCAGGTCGATCTTTTGTCTTTAGCAGCGCCGGGACGAGCGAAGGTAGGGCAAACGCAAGTCACCCCTGATAAGCCGACTTTCACCGTAGCGGAGATTAAGCAGTTCTACACTGACAGCGCGAACGGAAAGTATGCTGGGCGTGAACAGGAATACAATAACATCCAGCAAGAAATTTTCGCTGCCGGTCGTGAGGGTCGCGTAGCTCGTTGATCTGATCTGAACTGACGTCTCCGTAGTGTTCACCTCAAGAGCGCTCACGGAGGAAAATCATGGCTCTTGGTCTTGCGGGTGCAGCAACAGTCCCGCCTATATACCCATCTGGCAGTACATCGACTGACTACGTTGCGTCTGGTTTTATTCCCGAGATTTGGTCGGGCAAGCTGATCGAGAAGTTCTACGCCGCCACGGTTCTGGCGGCAATCAGCAATACCGACTATGAAGGGGAAATCAAAAGCTACGGCGACCGGGTTAAAATCCGCACGAAGCCAACGCTGTTGATTAACCAATATCTGGTTAACGGCGATCTGGCTCTCCAGCGTCCTACCGGAAGCTTCGTTGAACTTACCATCGATCAAGGTCTATACTTTGCTGCCATCCTTGACGATGTGATCGAGAAGCAATCGGATATCAACAACCTCTCCATTTGGGCCGACGATGCATCGGAACAGATGAAGATTGCGGTCGATACCGACGTTCTCGGCTTCTTGATGAACAACATCATGACACCAGCCGCTCCCCCGCCGGGAGGTTCTGCGGCTGTACCACCGCTTGGACCGGCTGGCGCACCAGCGAACTGGGGCGCAACAGCGGGTGCAATCTCAGGCAATATCAATCTCGGCACATCGGCAAATCCAGTTGCTACCGTGGGACGTAACCCCACCACTGGACAAGTGGAAATCATCGACATCATTCTCCGCATCGGGCAGTGCCTCGATGAGTTGAATATCCCCGAAACGGGGCGCTGGATCGTTATGCCCACATGGGCTACGTTCCAACTCAAGCGTTCGGAACTGCGTGAAGTCTTCGTGTCTGGCGACGCTGTGTCCATCCTTCGTAACGGAAGGTTTGGACAGGTGGATCGGTTTGTTATCTATGCCTCCAACCTCTTGCCCAACGGTACACCCGCTGGCTTGGGCGCGGGCGTATATCCGATCCTCGGTGGTCATGCACATGGTTTGACCTTTGCATCGCAACTGACGAATGTGGAAACCATTCGTTCGGAGCGGACGTTCGGTCAGATCTTGCGCGGTCTGCAAGTCTATGGTCGTCAGATCTTGGACTTCAAAGCATTGGCAATGGCGCTGGTGGTTCAAGGCGGACCTTGATCTGACGCGCTCGGCCCCCGGTCGGAAGCCCAAGCCCCCCTAGGCGACCGGGGGTCGTTAACTGTAGGCAGTTAAGGAATGCAGTCTTATTTGCCTATCCAAGCTTACATTGACCAAACACGGTCAAGCTTGCAGGATTTGATTGTTCCGTATCGTTACGCCGATACGGATATTTTTGATGCATTGAACTTTGTGATGTTAGAAACTTCGCGTATCCGCCCAGATATGTATCTCGATATGAAGTATCAGCAACCTTTGCGTGCCGGTGATATTAATGATTGGACACCGGCTCCATATCCCAGCAATGTAAACACGAACAGAATTGTGCCGATACCGGGTAAGTATTTTCAACCCATGGTTTGGTTTATGTCTGGATACTTGCAGACATATGATGTTGCCGATACGGCAGATCAGCGTGCGCAAGCATTCATGGCGAAGTTTCAGCAACATCTGATGACTGTGAGTGCCGGATGATTAGTGAAAGCATTATTCGTTTAAATGATATGGTGCGGATAAACACACCCGGCTCACTGGATGGTGTTGTTCGTCTAGAATTGTTTAATGTTTTGCGTGAGTTCTTTCAACGTAGCGATAGCTGGTTACTAGAAATTCCAATCTTTGTCGTTCAATGGTCTAACGATTATGTTATTGAGACAGGACAGAATGCCGTCGTAAACCGTTTGTTAGGTCTTGAACGACCGCGCTCACCCCCACCTCCCAGCATGTGGACGCCTGAGTATGTGCCAACTTGTCCTCCCCAATATCTGGCCGTAACAGCGCGGGATCAATCGGCAGAAGATATGCCGATCCAATACCCGTCCACATATAATGTTTCCAGCGCAACGGAAGCACAGAACCCACTGTTTAGGGTGCGGAGGTCGGGGGTTCTTTTAAATGCTGGCGTAAAATGTCCGGTATTGCGTATTGCGATGAACCCATCTGCTGATGAGACGTGGATCGCTACTCTATCGATGAACGTGAGTGATCCGGTTGATAGCGATGGATTTACTTGTCCACCCGATTGGTTGATGAGTAAGTACATGGATTACATTGCGAGTGGGGCTATTTGCCGGTTAATGCTGCAACCGGGGAAGCCTTACTCCAGTGTTCAAGGCGCACAGTATCACGGGCGTAGGTTTAATGAAGGCGTTGGTATTGCGCGTACCGAAGTTCGTCGTATGCTGACCTATGGGGCGCAACGATGGAACTTCCCGCAGGGATGGAATAGCGCTCGGCCACGCCTACCGTCAGGACAATTGCCATGAATTACCCCGCATCTGTTCCGATTAACTATAGCAATAACGCTTATTTCTATCCTGACGATACTGGGGTGCTTGGCTCATTCACCAAGGCACCCGACGCAAAGACATTGGTGTCACTCGACTACACCAGTATACTTAGCGAACTCAATATGAACCTTCAGAGTATTTCTTATGTACTCAACTATGGTTCGGCTCCACAGTTGCTTGTGTCTGGCACAACCATCGAAGCAAACAACAACATCGTTAGTTTTATTGTGAGTGGTGGTTTGAATGGGCTGAAGTATGTTCTTCAGGTTAATGCGTTAATGAGCGACGGTCAGACGGTCAATGTTCAATACTTGGAGGTTGTCGTGTCTGCACCCGGTACACGATCAGGCAATTGCGATCCAGCCGTTTATGGATCGACTGGCGTTGGTGGACCACCGATATCGACAATCTATCAACAAGCATCGATCTTGAATGGGGATAACACAAAATTTGGTTCAACATTTATCGTATTCTGGGTCAGCGATACAGCGCCGACGACGGCAAACATCCTTGACCGCTGGTATAACACCAGTGATGGTTTGATTTATGATCGAGCGACGGATGGTAATAGCGTATTTTGGGTATCCTCTGCGCAGCGTCCTACGCAATACACGACAGGGGCGAATGCGCCTACAGGGCCACAGATCGGTGATATGTGGTTCAATACGGGTACAAACGTGCTGAGTATATGGATGAATACGGGTTCAGGGTTGAACTGGTTCGTGATCTAACTGCGAGCAGTTAAGCGATGGGCTTTCAATATCCAGTTAACCCGGTACACGGTCAGCGGGTTACAACACCCGGTGGGATTACGTTTGTATGGGCGGAACCGCCCGGTGGATGGGTGTCCGTATTTTCTGATGCGAGTTGGCCTCCAGACTATATGGCTGGTTCGTATGTTTCGTTCCCAGAAAACCCGGCAGTTGGAGATACGTTTACCACCCCGGCTGGATTGGAGTTTGTTTATACTGCGGAGAACGCTTGGCGAGTTATTGGCACAGCCGCGTTACCAAGTCCTTATTTTCTTGCCGGTGTTGGCCCTCCACCGAATATTGTGGGATATGAGGGCAATTATTATTTGGATGTTTCAACGGGTGAGCTTTATGGACCCTATGATGGGGCGCAATGGCCTCCACCCGTTCCGTTTATTCCAGCTACAGGTCCGACTGGCCCTCAAGGCATACCGGGTCCAGCGGGTCCAGTAGGTTCAATAGGCGCTACAGGAGTACCGGGCGCTCAAGGACAGCAGGGTGTTCAAGGTCCGCTCGGCCCGCAAGGGGAAACTGGTATACAAGGTCCGATGGGGCCGATGGGGCAAGCTGGTCAGTTTGTCCGTATTGTTGGATACTTTTCTAATAAAACGCCAGCACAATTGCCGCCTAATGGTAATTTTCCAATTAACTGGGATAGCCTTGGTAATCCGCCTGAGCAATATGTTATGCCTTACAATGGCGGCTTGACCTATACAGTTGATCAACATGTTTGGATCTTTGTTAGTCCTCAATTTAATCCCGCTGGATGGGTTGATCTTGGGTCAATGAACAGTATGCCGGGTGTACAAGGTCCGCAAGGTCCAGCCGGTATTCAGGGTATTCAAGGCGATCCCGGCCCACAGGGCGCACAAGGTATTGCGGGTCCGCAAGGTTTGCAAGGTGTACCCGGTGCGGATGGTCAAGATGGCGCGCAAGGCCCAGAGGGTCCAGAAGGCCCACCGGGTCAAACAGCTATCCTTGTTGGATCATTTTCCAATCAACCGATCTCTGCGTTACCACCTGATGGATTTTTTCCCGCCGATTGGGATAGTCCCGATAATCCGCCTAACCCCTATCAAATGTCGCTTGGGCAAGGATTGGTTGATACACGAACGGAGGATATTTGGACTTTCGTTGGCACAACGATTAATGCTTCAGGATGGGTTGGCATAGGGGATGTACAAGGACCACCCGGCCCTCAAGGTATACAAGGTGTACCCGGTGTAGCTGGACCAGAAGGCCCGCCCGGTGCGCAAGGCATGCAAGGTATTCAAGGCCCAGTAGGACCAACTGGCCCTCAAGGCGTACAAGGTCCAGCCGGTATAGATGGTCCACCGGGTAACGATGGTGCGGCTACAATTATTGTTGGATCGTTTACGAATAACGATCCTTCTACGTTACCGCCCAATGGTTTTATTCCAGCGAATTGGGACGCTCCCAATAGTCCTCCAAATACTATTCAGATGGTTATGGGGCAGTCGATGCTCTATACCCCTGATAATCACATCTATGTTTGGATTAGTACGCTTAATGATCCTACTGGATGGATAAACATTGGATTTGCTCAAGGGCCAACAGGACCGCAAGGTCCACAGGGAACACCGGGTCCGCAAGGTCCACAGGGACCGCAGGGTCCAGCCGGTCAAGGTTTCGTTGATGCGCCGTTAGATGGTAATATTTACGGACGGCAAAATGGTGGGTGGGAGGAAGTATCCGCCGCAGTATCAGTTGGCAGTACACCCCCCGCTAGCCCTTCAGTGGGTCAATTGTGGTGGGATGATGTCGGAGGGCAACTTTACGTTTGGTATGATGACGGCAATACACAACAATGGGTGATTACGGTCAATCAGACGTTTACCCTTCCAACCAATTTGGTTAGAGAAGCGCCGACTGACGGTGCAGCTTATGGTCGAGCAAGCGCAACATGGACACCTGTTTTAAAGCTTGCTGGCGGGGTGATGACCGGTGGGCTTACTTTAAATGGTAATCCAATTGCAGCTTTACAAGCTGCACCTAAGCAATACGTCGATACAGGCGTAAATAATGCTATGGCCGCAGCTATAGATGCGGCTGCACCGATTGGAGGGATAATGATGTGGTCGGGGCAAAATCCCCCGACGAATTGGTTATTGTGTGATGGTACGGTCTATTTAAACTCAGCGATCCCATTACTTGCGCCTATTCTTAATAATCAATATAATGCTGGTACATCCGCCGTTGGCGGTACATCATCTGCTGTACCTTATATGATACAAAAATTCCCGCGTGGGGCAACTTCTACTTCTGCTGGCGCAACTGGTGGTGAAGCGGCTCATACCCTCGTTACACCGGAAATGCCTTCACACGTGCATCCCGTTGGCGATCCCGGTCACGCACATGGGTTTAGTGATCCCGGTCACGCTCATAGCCTTTATGATCCTACCCACGTTCATGGTGTCGGTGATCCTGGCCATGCCCATAGTATAGCCGATCCCGGTCATGCGCATACGTATACAGGGTGGACCTCTCCAGCAGTCAATATAGCGGCTGGTTCTGGAGGGAGTATGGTTGGGCAAGCAACTGGTGGATCAGGTACCGGTATTGGCATTTACGCTGCGGGTACAGGTGTCTACCTTGGCTATGCTGCAACTAGTATGGGTGTCTATGCTGCGGGAACGGGTGCATGGATTGATGGGGCATATACTGGGGTTTATCTTGGAGCAACAGGTGGGGATCAACCACACAATAACCTGCCTCCATACATCGATATCCCATTCATAATTAAATACCAATGAACGTTAACTGCTAGCAGTTAGGAGTGCGTTGATGAGTGGTCCAAAGACTTATAGCTACAGTCGCAACAATAATGGTATTCTTATCCGCAACGAAGATAATGCTTTGGTGCCGGAAGATGATCCAGACAATGCTGCGTATCTGTTATATCAAAAATGGATACAGGCAGGGAATACGCCGATCCCCGGATTTCCACAGCCACCTCATCCTCATGTCCCGGTCCCACCACCGGAACCCGGTTTACCCCTACCGCCTGACGAGGAAACGACCCGGTGATTGATTTCCCTGCTAACCCAACCAATGGGCAACAGTTTACTGTAGGCAATACCACTTGGGTGTGGGATGGAACCAAGTGGACTACGGTAAGCGGTGTTGCGCCGGTAGTGACTGAATATTTACCATTAGTTGGTGGTACGTTAACGGGGCCATTAATTCTCGCTGCTGATCCAACGATACCGTTAGGAGCATCAACGAAAGAATATGTTGATGTTAATACGGGTGCGGTTTTACTAAGCGCTACACCACCTTTGGATGCGAAGGTGGGTGCGCTATGGTGGGATACCGTTGGTGGCAATCTTTATGTTTGGTTTGATGATGGCACCAGCCAACAATGGGTAGCTGCATCGAATGGATTTATGTCCTTACCGGGATGGTTGCCATTAGGGGGTGGAACATTAACCGGTACGTTAAACGCTGTAGATGCTAATTTTTCTGGTCCAGTAACGATTAACGGTGCTGCTTTTGATGGTGTACCGCTTACCATTTCAATTACAGGCGCTCCAGCCAATACAAATTTCCCGACCATTGATGCGCCACTTAATAGTTGGCGTTCGATTATGGGTACAACTTCCGGTGTGGATCGTTGGCATTTGTCGCTTGGTAATGGCACTGAAGAGACTGGGGCTAATGCCGGATGTGATTTTGCTCTTTATAGTTACGACGATAATGGCGATTACCTTGACGCACCGTTGCAAATTAATCGTCAAACTAGTGAAGCGACGTTTTCCGGCTACGTCACATGCGCATCCGGCCTTTTCTACACCCAGCAACCCACCTCCGAAGATAATTGCCATTATTGGTTCCTCGACTACACAGGCGCGTCAAAGGGCATCCTCTATTGGGAGCACTCCGCCGACAGCATGATCCTGTCGCATTCGGACAGCGGCCAATCAATCTCCATCGACAGCGGTGGCAACTGCTGGCTGCCGCTCGATGTCCATGCCGGCTATGGCTACGCATGTCGCCAAGGCATGACCGGCGGCTACGGTGCCAATCGGTTCAACTTTTTTTACAATAGCGATGGCACGGTTCAGGGATGGATCGATGCTACGTATATGGGGTATATTTCTTTTGTCTCTGATTATCGAATTAAGAAAAGCATCACTCCGTTACCATCAACGTGGGAGCGGGTGAAGGCACTCAAGCCAATCCGTTATAGCCATAAAGATTATACGCCACAAAATCCAGCCCCTACTAAAGATGGTAGCTCTCCACCTCCATTGGTTAAAGCAGACAATATTGAACGCTGGGGGTTTGTCGCTCATGAACTTCAGGAGACGTTAGTTGAGAGTGCGGCGAGCGGAGTTAAGGATCAAGCTGATACAATTCAATCGCCTAATCCGTGGACGGTGATTGCAAGCTTAACCAAAGCGCTTCAAGAAGCAATGGAACGTATTGAAGCATTGGAGGCGGCACGTGCTTGATTTCCCTTCTACGCCCGCTCTTGGCGATACCTATACTTCGGGTGAAGTTGCTTGGACTTGGGATGGGTCCAAATGGATTTCCAGTGGTTTATTGAACTCTTATTTGCCAATATCTGGTGGAACGTTAACCGGCCCGTTAGTTGGTACAGATGCGACCTTTTCTGGCGATTTGAGTGTGGATGGCACAGCAACGGCTGGAACGCTAGCTGTTGGTATGATTGTTCCGACTTCGCCCCCATTGAACTATGATCAAGCTTTTCTCCAAGAAATAACACTCCCCGGCGGTAACGCAATCCGGTTCAACCTTTACGTCACCCCAGCTGGCCCCGCCAACGTTGCTTACGGCGATGGACCGGGCGCTATTATTTATGCTGATGCTGGTGGTTTGGAATTTAATGTCGGGGCAAGTGTATCGGCTGGAGACGTGGTGTCATCGTTTGGCGTGATGACGCTTGATTATAACGGTAATCTGACCCCTGGCGGTGGCCTCTACCCTAAAGGACAATCGGTTTTCCCCTCGGTTGGTGGTCTAGGTCAAAGCGGTTTTGGTCAATTTGTTATGTCTGCCCAACCGGGCAATGATGCTTTTATGACTTTTATCGTTAATGATTATTTTGCTTGCCAATTCGGCCTAAGCAGTAATGGGTATTATTATACTGGTGGTTGGTCGTTTGGTTCCGGTGTTGTCTATCAATTCTGGACTTCGAGAGACTTCGCTAATCCGGCTTGCGACTATCGGATTAAGACGAACATCAAACCGTTAGGTTCGACTTGGGAGCTTGTCAAAGAGCTTCGACCGATCAGTTATCAACAGAAGGAATTTTCGCATAGGAATGCGCTAAAAGGTACGAGGCCGGTTCTTGAAGCAGATGATCGTGAACGCTGGGGCTTTGTTGCTCACGAACTGCAAGATGCACTTGGCGAAACCGCGGCGCATTGTCCCAAAGATGATCCAAACCATTTGCAAGCCCCAAACATGATAATGTTGGTGGCGACGTTGACCAAGACGATACAGGAGATGCAAACACGTATTGAAGCACTAGAGGCAAGGCTTTAACTGCGGGCAGTTAACGAATGCGAGGAATGTTACCATCCCCAATCACACCGGCTAGGCCGACGCCTACGCAGCCGTTCGCTGGTTATGCGTTGCGCCGCACACAAGATATTTGTGCTGCCGGTCCATATGTGTTGATGCAAGGTGACTTAGTGCTTGATGGCGCTCCACCTATCTCATCAACATTACCAGTGGTAAAACTAGGAGGAAAGAATGGCACTACCGGAAGCACCCCAACCCCAGAAGCAACCGTCACAGGGAGCATCACAAGGGGGTATGTTAGTCACCACCCCGATGGGACCACAAAGTCAGCGAAGTACACAACAACGGCCACAGCTTTCCGACGCGACCCTCGCTGAACAGAAGGCAGGTAAAGAAGCCAGTACGAAAGCGAACACTCGCACTGCGGACGAACAGGAGGCAGGACGGAAGATCGCAGAACGATTGGCGGCTGGAGGCCCACAACAGCTTCGACCGCAGCGACAGCAATAGGAGGATAAAGTCGCTACTGTTATGATAGCGGATTTTAGCGGCATGTTGCCGCTCCGCGATCCTATTCTCCTGCCGGATGTTAACGCGCAGTTTGCTGAGAACACATGGTTGTATGAAGGCGCGGTGCGTGGCTTCCGGCAGGAGAGTTCAGTCTATACGATTTTGTATGCGGATACACAATTGGTGTATCGCATTCCAATAACTGCGGCTAATCCGCCTGATTTTTCGGCAACCGGTTCGATATGGATGGAATTTCCCGATCCTTACATGGCGGCGATCCGCAACCCGACGGTAGGCGACCAATGGGATCGGTATTATTTCTTTCCCTCTGACCAGTATAATTCAACTGGAGCTAATCCAGAGTGGCCGACGTCAAGTCCCGGCCCCGTCTATAATACATTAGCTAATATTCAATCGGGCACTCCAATGATGTCATTGGGTGTGCCTGTACCAGTAACTGCGCCAACGGTTACGCCTTCAATCGGTGGTAGCGTACAAGAAAGCCGAGCCTACGTCTATACGATGGTAACTGCTTACAGTGAAGAAGGTTGTCCTTCACCGCCAACGGTAGCCAATGGTTTTACTGACGCTGGGGCTTGGATTATTGATATACCGCCTCCACCCGCTGGTACTGGCACCAACGTTGAGGACTACCGGCTCTATCGCACAGTTACAGATTCTAGCGGCAATGCGACTTATTATCAGGTGCAGCAAGTTGCGATTAATTGGGCAGGTTACACGCAGGTCGTTGATGGTGCGGCTGATGCGAGCATTACCGCTAACCAACAATTGCAATCTATTAACTATCTTCCACCGCCTCCCGGCTTACAGGGTGTGGTGCTGATGGCGAATGGTATTGCTGCTGGGTATACTAATTCGCGTGAGATATGGTTCAGTGAACCTTACCTCCCCCATGCGTGGCCCGCAGTCTATGCTCTGACGGTTGATTATCCGGTAGTCGGCCTAACTGCTAATGGCACCTCACTCAATATCATGACCGAGGGTTCGCCCTTCATCGCGACCGGCGTCACGCCGGATACGATGACGATAGGTAAGATCGTTGCCAATGAACCATGCATTGGGCGCGGCTCCATTGTTGCGGGCGGTGAGGGTGCTTACTATGCTTCCCCCAATGGGTATATTTTGCTCAATACGGGTGGCACCAGTAATGTAACTGATCAGATTTTCGAGAAAGAGTTTTGGTACCAGATACAGCCTTGGAACTTGGTATCGGGTCGTTACTCTTTATCGATGGCATGCTTTATTAAAGGGATGGGTGCGCCGTCGATTGACCCCAATGCAGGGGATTACATTAACGGCAGTGTAATTGATTTCACCGATACCAATGTGCCGTTTACATATCTTAAGACCTTTACACCCATCGTTAACGCACTGACAGATGAGTTGTCTGGGCAAATATTCTACATTACCGATAATCAAGTCTATCAGTGGAACCCACCCAATGGTGGGGTCTTATGGCCGTGGATATACAAAACAAAGAAGTTTCGCTTTACTTTCCCCCAACAGTTTAAAGCGTTCATGGTGTTGTTCGATATCCCCCCCGAAGTTACTTTCTTGCCGGGGATACGCAATACGGATCAAACTCAAGAATATGATCCAACAACACAGTATTTGATCTGTCGAGTGTTTGGAGATGGTGAGCAATTGGTGGTGCGAGAGGTACAACAATCAGGCGAAGTTTTGCTTATTCCGCATGGCGCTAAGTGGACACAATGGGAGTTTCAATTTGAAGGTGTAATCCGTATGAAATTCTTCAAGGCGGCAACGTCGGTGAAGGAGCTTAAAGTTGCCTAGTAGAACGATATATCCGTCGATCCCCGATCCCGGTAATACACTGGCGACAATCGTTCCTTGCTTGTTGGCAATCAAACAAACATTGCAGATGATTATCATTAATGCACAAAGCCCGAACCCTAATTATACACCTTCTTCTGCTGCTCAGATATTTGTAACCCGTGATGATCTTCAGGGGGGTGGTGTAGTTGGCGAGCAAGGTCCAGCCGGTCCACAGGGTCCACCCGGTGAGGGTATAGTGGAAGCACCGGTTGATGTGAATACTTATGGGCGGCATGATCTTGCATGGACTAAAGTTTTCCCGTTGGATTGTTCACAGAAC